TTCATCTACTGGAGCAGTATTACCAATCTCTACAGCAGTAGGACCAGTAGCGCCAGTAACACTTGCACCTGTAGGACCAATTAAACCTGTAGGACCTGTTGCACCAGTAGGACCTGTACCACCAAGGAAACCATCTTGACCTGTCGGTCCAGTAGCACCAGTAGGTCCAGCCACAGTTGAATCAGCACCAGTAGGTCCAGTAGAACCTGTGCTTCCTGTTACCCCTGTAGGTCCTGTAGGACCTGCAACAGTGGAATCTGCACCAGTTGCACCAGTAGAACCAGTCGGTCCTATATCACCTTGTAAACCTTGAGAACCAGTAGGACCTGTTTCACCAGTTGCCCCAGTTACTCCTTGGATTCCTTGGTCGCCTTGCGAACCTGTAGGACCAGTCTCTCCTGTCGAACCTGTTGCTCCAGTCGAACCAGTCGCACCAGTAACGCCAGTTGGACCTGTAGGTCCCACGTCACCTTGAGCACCAGTAGAACCAGTTGCACCTGTTTCTCCAGTAACACCAGTCGCACCTGTTGAACCAGTACTGCCAGTCGGACCTGTAATACCTTGAACACCTGTTGCACCTGTATCTCCTGTTGCACCTGTAGAACCTGTAGGACCAGTTGGTCCTGTTACTGTAGAGTCAGCACCAGTGGGACCAGTAGAACCTGTAATAGCAGGACCAGTAGAACCAGTTAAACCTGTAGGTCCAGTCGGACCAACATCACCCTGAGAACCTTGAATACCTTGAATACCTTGTGAACCAGTAGGTCCAGTAGGACCACTTACACCTTGAGGACCAATAGGTCCTTGTGTACCATCAACCTCAATAAGAATATTATTAGGGTCAGTAACACTGACCTCACTAATAGTTTCTTGTATTGTAATCTCAGTTGCCATTTAGCGAGTGACCTCTCCTCTGACAACAAATTTTCCTTCAAGAACTCTAGTAACAACACCATTAGCAGTTTCAACTAATTCTAAATCATAAGTATGACGACCAGCAATTAAACCTGTTGTGTCAGTTGCTGTTAAAGATAAAGTTACAGTACCATTTGCTGAGAAAGATATTCTACTATTAGCAGTGGTTAATTCAATAAGAACAGTGTCAGCGTTAAGAAAAGAACGAACTTGCATTCTGCCTGTATAGTTGCCAACTAAACTCCAAGGAGTACCATCAGTTTTAATTGTGAAAACTAAACTAAAAGTAGAACCCTGGTCACAGACCATATTGTATCTACCTGACATTATTTTCCTTTTCTTGAAACAGCAGCGTTATCTACTAGATTCGGATACTTCCTACCAGCAGCCTTAGCACGAGCCTTGGCACTTTTAATCTGTGCAGGAGATAATTTCTTAGAAGTTTTCTTAGGGTTCTTCTTATCCCAAAATGCTTTCTTCTTCACCACTTCACCTTATTCGCCCAGTACGCTGCAGACATTTTGCCCTTAGCAATATTTTTTGCGTGACGTGCTTTAAAACTTGCTTGACGTTTAGTTGGTGTTCTGTCCCCAGTAACACCTTGTTGTCCAAAGCGGATTACCTTAACCTTTGAACCTTCTTTAGCCACAACAACGTGCGACTTTTTAGGGTGGCTAGGGGTCCGCTTTGGTCTGTTATAACCAGAGACTCCTGCACGTTTCAAACGTGAGTCTTTTGGTTTCATAATTATTTCTTAGGTTTCCTAGGCACTGCTTTTTGGGCAGGAGACGCAGGAATCTTGCCATCTGGCATTGGCATTGGATTAATACCATTAGGCATCATCGGAACTTTAGTGCCATTGCCATGATTATATTTAGGATAATTACATCCACAAGATGCACACATTATTTTTTCTTCTTTCCTTTAACTTTTTTTAAATTAGGGTTTGCTTTCTTAGCAGCAGGTGAAGCCTTACGTGCACCAGCAGCAAGAATTGCGCCAGCAGATTTCATACTCACACCTTGTTTCTTAGCAATACCCTTTTGGGCAGCCTTAAAACCCATACCCTTTTTAGCCTTCATTATTTTTTCTTTCCCATTTTCTTTACCTTAGCCATAGGTTTTTTCTTCATATCGGCTTTTTTCATGTCCATCATTTTCTTACCTTTAGCCATTTTTTTACCGTACATTAGTTACACTCCATATGCTTGACCTGTTTTGTTTGATATATCTATTGCCTTACGTATCTTCGCTGTGCTAGTACCATCAGGTTGAATACCCTGAGACCTAGCCGTACGATATAACGCAAGTTCTTTATCCCATTTTTTCGCTGACATGCCCAGCCTGGAGTTTGCTTCACCAGGATTCAAATCCACTGTTGACGCTTTACAACCAAAGCAACCTTCAACATATTCTGGATGTGTACGCTCTCTATGTAAACTCATTTAGTCCCCAATGCTTTTTCAATTCTATCAATGGCATCTTTAACAGATGTACCACCATTATTACTTAACTCACCGTCAAGTCTGTTAAGTCTTTCCATAACACCAGGAACACAATCTCTACCTGGACCACCAGGCTCGCCTTCCCAATCGCGGCGAAATCTTTCCAACCATTCCATCATAGAACGAATCCTTTTCACCGATGGTGCAATCACAAAATATACAGAAGCAATCGCGCTTGCAGTTGCGCCTGCTATCAAAACGTTTTCTATCATCCTTGGAAGTTACTCTCAGTAATGCCGATATTTGCTGCAATGAGTGCAGACTTTTGATTCTCGGTAACTTCATACTCGTGTCCCCCAGCGTAATATTCTGAAGATGCTTCTATTTGGTCAGTAGTAGGAACTCTAAACCTTTTATAAGTAGAACCAATTTTTAAAACACTAATCCCACGTAACAATTTATAACGATAAAATAAACCAAAACCTGCTGGTCCTTCATTAACTGTTGGTGGAAAAAATGTTGGCAATTTACTCTCCTAATAAGTAAAGCCCCCAGTTTCCCAGGGGCTTTAATTTGTTTGAATCTAATTAAGCAACGTTAATGCTTGAAGATGATTCAATTCTGTATAGTGCTTCTTCACGATAACGTTTGAAGCCTAATACTCCGTACCAACCAATTGGGCGCAAGCGCATCAATTTGTCAGTAACGTTTCCAATCACTACATGTGGTTCTTCAGCAACTGCTTCCGCAAGTGCTTGTTGACCGCAAACCAGTGTACGGAATACACGTGCACTTGAACCACCATCAGTGGCGTTGTACAAGCGTGGTGATTCTACGAAGTATGCACCTTCGTATGTACCAATTTCTCCTGCCCAAATTTCGGCATTTGCTTGGTACTCGTGAGGCAATCTCCAAGAGGCTGAGCCTGATTCTGCACGAAGGTCGTGTGAAACTTCTGGATGTATTCCAACCCAGTATAGGCTTCCTTTACGAGCAACTGCTTTTCCTGCACGCAATTTTGCAACAGCAAGACGGATGTCTGCTGATTTCAAAGTGTGTCCACCAGTAACGTTTGTTGTTGCTGTTGCACGAACACCTGAAGCGTTGCTTGCGTAGATTACGTTTGTTCCACCACGAAGTTCTGTTTGAACAATTTCGTCGATAGAATCAGCCATGTTGAACGCAACAATGTTTGCAATTGCTGGGTCAACATCTGCTAATGAGAACAGTTGCAGTTTACGTGTGGTAAGAACTGCGTTACCGTATTCGTTAAGAGTTACGGTTACAGCAGTTGGAGTACCAATAGCCACGCTATCTGGGTCAACTTGTTCTGATAAAGCAGTTGTTGCTTTTGACATATCGTTGTAGATTTGAAATACAACGGATGAGCCAGGCATTGATTGTCTGGCTGGGCGTTTGTCTGCCACTGAACGTAGTAATGGTTGAGAGCGAAGTGCGAACTCAACAAGACGGTCGTATGCTTTTTGAACGAGACCTGCACCATTGGATGGTGTGAAGGTTCCTACGTTGCTTGCACTTGAATATTGACCGCCACCAAGACCACCGTTAGTTGTAGCAGCACCACCTGAGAGGGCGGTATATACTGTTGACATATTCGGTTATTTCCTTAGTTAGTAGTTATTACGATTGTGCTCCATTAATCATGTTAATGATGTCTTCGGCACTTGTTGCTTGGTCGATGCGTAGGAAATCGTCAACCCCACCTGCTGAAATTTGAGAGTTAGCAGCAATAGCATCTATCTGACGTAAGGCAGCAATGTCAGGAGTTACCTCTTGCTTTTGCACCTGTAGCCCAAATACTTCTGCATTCTCTGTAACCCAGTTATCTATTGCTTCAGGAGAAGCATCTAAATCTGCTGGGATAAAGTTCGCAATCTTAGGATTAAGATTTCTTTCCGCTAGGACTGACTTGATAGAATTAGTCCTTTGAGAAGATTTAATGGAATTTAATTCATCCATTAATTCTTTCAACTGTTTGTCTTTCTTTTTAGTGGCTTTTCTTAGTTGTGAAACTAAATCGCCACCAGTTTCTTCGGACTCTAACTCTTCGTCGTCGAAGTCCTGATATACATTGCTCATCGCAATATCTCCCATCGTTGTAGTTTCGCAAGCCACATCCATATTTGGGGTAATATAAATGGC